TGCTTGTTCGCTCTGCATCAGACGCTGTCTAACCTCCTCTCGCTCTTTAGCCTCCCGTGCAGACGTCACAAACCTAAGACGACACTCTTCAGCAGATTCATTATTGGTTTTGGCTTGAATAGTCCCATCCGGGCTAGCACTAACCCCTTTTAGACAATCATCAAATGTGAGCCCACCTTGATTCATTTGATCGCGCAATCCTCTGGTAGCCTCTAAGGCTGCACCTTCTAGAACAGTGGGCCTTGATAGATTTGCGTTAAATACAGCACCCTCCAATAAAAGCCGCATTATATCACTTGGTAATCTATCCTCTATATATTTTCGTGTCCCTTCTGTGGAATTTAAAAACTTCAAAATATCCGTCATAATATCTAAAAGAGTGCGTTCCTTTCCAGCCTTTATTGCTAATATACTGGCTTCACCCTCTTGGCGAACCCCTATTACTTCACTGAGTTCAGCAAACATGGCTCGCAAATCATCTCTGAAAATTATATTACCCGAATTCGTATCCCAGGTATCTAATATATATTTAATTTCCCTTAGTATAGGAACCAATCTTATTGTAAACTCATTAATAATTTTATCGAATGGTCCATAATTATGGCCAGTGCCACTATTTGCTACATTACTATGTTGACTTGAAGATGAAAATACATCGGCTTCTGCCGCCGTTGTAGGTCCAAGAATTAATTGAGTGATCATTTTGGCTGCCCGATGTTCTCTTACAAACCCCATCCATAATGGCACATACTTTAACAATAATACCAATGGGTGATACAGTGGCTGTATATTTTTTTGAGTGAATGCATCAGTAGCCTTTAGTTTCTGAAAAAGGGCCAATTGTTTTTCCAGTTCGACTGTGGCAAATAATAATTTAATACCACTTGATTTACGGAAGTCTAGTGCGGCTAAGTGCCAAGCCCGCGCTTCACCAGGAGGAATACTCCCTGCCCTTTCTCTTAATCGTTTTACAATTGCAGGTTCTCTAATTCCAAGCGGGGCTCCGGCTGCTACAGCGGCTGGAAATTCGGCCTGATCCTCAAACCATTGTTTAATACCTTTTGCCAATCCCCATATACCCTGTCCTGTTGCGGCTGTGACTTGTAATCCTGTATCCCTCAAATCAGCCATAGCGCCTGTAGTGGTTTGAATGGCTGCTTTCAATGCGGTAATTAATCTTGGCGGTGCATGTCGTTCAACAAGTTCGAGTCTATTACGCGCTTTTATATAGTCTGCCTGCAGGGCTATCATATGTTCTGCAGGCATGGAACCGCTCCCGCTCACGGGACCACCGCCACCGCCGCCACCGCCTGTCCCGCTAACAGGACCACCATAATGAGCAAGCCTTGCAGAATGATACGCAAGTTCTGCGTCAGTAGCCTCCTTTTGAGCACGTGTTAATTCTTCCTCGTGATTGTCTGCTGGACCACCACCGCCTGCTCTATGTCTATCACCATCCATCTTTTCCTTCTAAATCCAACTTATAAATTATTTATCCACCTCATCTCTCAGAAGCCCGTATAGCGAGCAACTCGATGCAAACATCAGAATACATGTCAAATAAAAAAGCATCATAAGGCGTCGCATTCTACGCTCATGCACATCCGACAAGGTAGTCAATGTATTACGAATTGTGTGATTTCTGCAATAAATACACGTGGAATTCCACTGATTCCAGCATTCCTCATGAAGTATATACACACAGTCACACAATAATTCTGGCACAATCGCATAGTCCGTTTCAAATTCGCAAAAACATATTGGACAGATCTCCATTTGCTATCTAAAGTGCCGGGCACTTTAGACGAACAATTCCTCCAGGCGATTATAAATCGTATACGGCGGCGGTTCCCATGTATTCCATTTCACCTGCCGGAGAATATCCAGATACTTCTTCATCACCGGATTCGCAACTTCATACATCGCCGCATTCCTCCGCTTCGCTAAACTCCGCATAGACTCATGTGTCTGCCGGGAACCCTTGCGCCGCTCCATAAGTTCATGACAGATTACAGGGATCTTTTCGCACGTCAGCGTGATTAACATGTAGGCAAGACTGACAAAGTCCATCTTCCACGAATAGAGCCACTGATCCGGCTCTGCACCTCTCGCCATATAATACCATCGCGTATACATCTCAGTGTTACGCGTTTTCGTCATATATACACATCCGACTGTATCATAATCTGCTATTACCATTTCTTCGCCGTCTACCAGAATATTCTCCTGGCGAAAGTCCAAGTATATTCTGCGATGAGTCTTATGCAGAGATCGGATAAATTGCAGGCATGCTTTGCCCACTTTCTGCCACTGGTCCTTGTGCTCCGTGGTCAAGTGTCCACCACACCGCTTCATTGCATACCAGATAGCATCTTTGGTTATGCCAAAGCGGTGATAGGGATTACGCGGCAGCGTAATCATGTGCGGCGGCGACAACTCCATGGCCAATGAAAGAGTTATGGCAAGTTCCTCGGAGCTGTCGCTCGGCTTGGCCTTGACTAGCCATTTCACCTCCCTTTCTGCCCCATCCAAAGTGGTTGATGTGGCCTCAAAGATACTCTTGCTGCCGCCATTATAGATGCGCTTTCCGAGTGTCCAAGGGCCATACATTGTGAAGTAGGTGGTTTCCAACGAAACCTGTAGCCAGGGCTTCAATTTTTGCCACCGTTGAGTGGTCTAAATTAACCACTCAACGGTAGAAGGGATATGCCATGTTTCATTGCGGGTATCATGAAGGCTATGACGACTAGTCAATTAAAGCAATATAGCGAAGCCCAGACGACCTTTTTACGCATCAATACTTACAATCAAGAAATACGGACCAGACGACTCGCAGGTGATATTAATGCCACCTATTACGTTTTCAAGGACTCAAATGAACGGAATATGTATATTCAAGGTAGATTTCTTCTTATACAAAACGACCCTACGAATGCCGCAAAATATCGGGTTGTCCAGCAGGTCTAAATCTAAGAGGATATCTAAGACCTCAGATATGAAGTCGATTTGCCTATCATGCCTCATTTACACGCTGAAGGATCAACCAGTAAAAGATAATGCCTATCTCGATGTGTTTTATGTGTGGTTGACGAAAGTGATTCGATTCGGCGGACTTACAGAAACTGATAGCCTGCAAATAAACATCGACGCAAGGACACTTGACTACTTGCAAGAAACGGAGTCAGTTCTGCGAGTCTTACTTGATAACATACCGTGCTCATACAAGTTCATTAGGTTCGATCCACCCTCGACACACTTGGAGGGGATGATGAAGAAATATACACTGACAGAATATTCCGCCGACGTGTATCTATATACCGACATCGACATCATGGTAGTTAACCCCCTTTCAAACTTTACAGAGCAGACAAAGGAGGGTATGTTATATCTTTGCTCTGAGGGCGAACTTTTACATAACAACTACAGCGCGGGATTTCCTGAGGATTTTGAGAAGGCGGGGTTACCTGGACTCAGCGCAGGGAAATTTGCATTCACCAGTAAAATGCTGCGTGACTCTTTCTTCAATTGCATAAATAGCACATGTGACTATTCAAGTAAGCACTATACAGTGGAGCAACCATTTTTCAATATCATAGCGCATCTTATGCCTCCAGATTTGTGGGACTTTGACTTTATGTTCGACTACGTATCATTCAATGGAGAGAAATATAATCCGGAAAAAACAGTCTTTTACGATAATGCGGGGGATGTTGCAAATGGATTCGAAAAACTGCGGAAAACGGTTAGTGTGCTGTGTTCGATAGCGATGAGGCGGCATTGATCGCATTTAGCCGATCTAAATCGTGTTGAATATCATTCAATTCCTTTTTCATATAGGCCGTATCAATCTTTCTATAGGGTGAATCCAACGCTTCTCTGCTGTTCATTCGACTGAGTCCATCGTAAATGTATCCAAGTCTCTGTAAAAGCATTTTACACTTACGTTCCTTGCTATGTGAACCGTCGTATTTCTTCTCTCGCATCTTATTATCAAACTCCTGTGTATTTTTTAATACTTGGTCATAGAGCGCACCGATTTTTATGAGGTCATGTGTGGAAGGATTTGCCATACTATAACATGGAATAGAGTGTATAAGTCAATTTTTAGGCATGATCCTCGAGTAAGGGCACAGAGGCCGACGCTGTATCGGGTATGGCCACCGTAAGATTCGTAGGATCACGTATGAAAACCCGTGTGTGCTCCATCTGCCCGCAGATTTCCGGAATTTCGAATTCGGGGATGGATTTGAAGCGATTGTAACAGGCCACGCGGATTTCTTTGGATATGCTCGAATTCCCCTCCAGCGTTGCCCCCTGAATATCGGCTTTGATATACCGCAAAAAAGTCTTGCAATCCTTTCTGCCTGTATAGGGGATCGTGAGAACTTCCGTGATTTTCGAGCGAATTGTGGCCCACTCATTCGCGCTTTTCTGATGCAAGGCGCTGGCCTGTTGATATCCGAGTTTATCCTGGATTACATTCAGTGTGGAAACGAGGATCGAAATGCCGCCGAAAATCCACGAAACTTGGAAGGTGCCAATTTGCGTGCTGCCGGCGATTATATTCGATAGCCCTGCAACAGCCGTCAGACAGTTCATGACGATCATGTAATTCCTTGCCCGACTTTCAAAAATGGAATGTGCCTCGGTATGCATCCATTCGAAGCACTTTGCATTGTCACACCAGCCTGCGAGAAGCAGATCAATATTGGAGTCCCATGTAACGGAACTAGATGTTTGGTCGGTTTCATGAGTGCTCATTCTACTTTGGCGCATGAAAAAATCCCCTATCTTGGCAGCCAGGAGGTTCGCGAGGATTTGACAATTCCTATGACCTTTATCCTGGATTTTATCGATTGCTGGCATCTGACTAGCGCAGACCCTAAAGTCCACCCCAGTTATTGAACTCTAAATTTTTTAGTTGAATGGCTCATATGAGAGCAGGGATTAAGACCCCGTCGACATATGGCCACTTAATTGACACATGAACTCTGATAGAAAGCCGCAATCCATAAAGGTGGATATGCAAATACCTGGTCGGGTATCTGCATATCCCTAGGTCCGTAAACGCCCCTACAAAGTGCTTTCCAATGAGTGTTATGCTTTGATGGCAAATAATTTTTGCAACTTATCGTTGTTGCCACGGTCAATTTGCTCTTCGCCAAGATAGGGGTTATTCTCTTGTGGTTGTATCTTTGATCGTTGATCCTTTATCTTACACACTTATCTGCGTCCTCCCATTCGCCTCACTGAGAACCCAGTCGACATTGGACTCGAACGAGTCGATTTCGTCGCTCAGGCCCTTTGCCATCTTCATGAGATCGAGGGGATCCACGAGTTCCACCTTATTCGTCTCCAGGAAACTCGTCCTGAGAGCAGTGATCGTCTCTGGATTCGTCTTGACATCCTTGCCGAGTTCCGAGGTCAGAAGGCCATCGAGGCGCCTCTCTAATGCCTCGTTTGCGCTGGAATACTCGGCCTCCACCGTGGAGATGCACTTCTTGATTTTCTCCAGAAGACTCTTCTTGTATGTGAGGCTCGCCTTGTGTTCGATGGCCTCTGCGACGGTGCCCTTCCAAAGAGTGCTGCCACTGCCGATTGTCACGGTAGTCGTAGCGTTCGACAAGACGATGGCACGCTTGATCGTGTCACGGCGCTTCACCAGGTCCATATAGGATTGATACTCGGCCTGGGCCACCTTCTTTAAGGCTGCCTCATCAACTCGGTTGTTTTTTGTGCTCACTTTCGCCCAGAAAACATACGAGAGTTCTTTGTTGATGCGTTTATCCAGGAGTTTCAACTCGGCGAGACCCTGTGTTACACTCATTTGGGTCATCTCGGAATAGACTGCTACTGCTTCTATCTGTTCCGCCATTCAAATCAATTTTTGGGGCTGGCAATCTCTAACTAAACAATCTCACCCTCCTTCGGCACTTTCATAAATTTCGCGCCGAATTCCAAATCGAGCCGACTTTTCACATGATCCGTATAATGGGTGTCGATTAGCGGGATTACGCAGCAGAGTGAGTCAAGATCTGCCAGGTCCTTATAGCACGGAAGAAACCGGCGATACGTCTTGATCCCATTGTTCGTGCCATACGAGCCAGGAACCTTCTTGACTGCCTCTAACAACTCGACCACGTGGCTCTCATTATTCAGCGATGTCTTATATTTACCGGATTCATCGCGTCTAGGAGTTCGAAAGGTCTCACCAAAGATATCGCAAATCACACGCTTCGTCAGGGCCAGCGTCTCGGCGGCATTTGAGCCCCGTATCACACGAAACGTGCTCTCATCCACGTCATGGTTTGGGGGTCTAGGCCGCGGCGCCTCCGGCGGCATGCTCGCCTCGGCGCGAGTAATTGCCTGGAGCATCGAATTCGCCCCATCTTGTTTATTGACCGCATCTACCTTCATGTAGTGGCGTTCAATATTGCGTGCCGTGCTTTCCTCCACCCAGTAGTGAAATTCGCCAGCATATTGAGGGCACTGACGAATAATTCCGGCCCCTCTTCCCGCCTTCTGCACAGAGGTCGGTATGTGGTCGATCTTATTCCCCATACACATGTCCGTCCATATGAGCCCCTCGACCCCATCCATCTCTAAGAGCCCGTCGATCCCATCCATGCTCAGACTGCGCTGTCCAGTTGCTCTAGGGGCGTAGTGAAACCCGAGGCCACGATCCACCTTGCGACGGCCCAGAATGATGAGCGGCTTATCGTGGAGGTTGTTCTTCTTGTAGATATAAAAGAGCAGTTTATTCAGATTCTTTTTCCGGGCCGAGTAGGCTTTCCCATCCTCTTTCCCACCCTCTTTGAATAGTTTTACACCAGTCCCGTTGAATGTCATTACGTGAGCACGGTCACGGAATTTCTTGGCGAATTTGGTCATCTCATCAACCGTAGAATCGGAGTTCATAATAGTCTTGCGCATATACACCGTGCCATCCCTCAGGGTCAAGGGCCTATTAAAGTGTGAGTCCCAGTTAGTCTCAAGAACCCTCGTCGCGATGCTGTTGTTCGACTCCCTCGAGTGCGCAGTAATGAAGTGCTTCTTGCACTCGGGACTATGGAATGCGAGATAGTTCTTCTCGTCTTCCGGGTCCACCTCGATCGGGTAATGGTAGGCGTTCGTGCACTCCTCGTATTCCTCTTCCATCAATGTGCCCTCTGTGGCCGTTACAAAGCCGTTGCGAATAATGCGATCAGACGGATCATTGAGAAGTTGGAGGAAATTCACCGACTGGCCGTTGATCATGAAGATCTTCTCGCGGAACTGGGGATACGTCAGGTCGGCCTCATCCCATGCACCCCCCGCTCTCAGCCGCGGGCACTCGTGGTATACGATGTGATGCAAGATGCGAACCAGTTTCTCAATCTGTTTATTATTCGCGAGTAGAACGATGAGGGGCATTGCATAGGTTGGGTTATACGCGTAGGCGTCAATATAGGTGATGATCTCCGTCAGTGATGTCTTGTTGTTGCTCGAGAGTTGGAAGATGCGGACGTTGTATTTCTCGAGAGGGTCTTCAATCTGCTCATGCCCCTCCTTCAAGGGAAAGCAACTGAAAAGGCCGTTCATCGATTGATCGGCCAGGGTCCTGTCATTGGAAACGACCAAGTAACTGACCACGCGCTCATTGGGCAGGCTGATCCACGACGCGATTTCCTTGCCGATAACCCGCAATTTACCACGCTGGGTATTGAACAGGACAAAAAAGCATTTCGGATTCTGGATGAGTTGGAGGAGAATCTTCTTCTTGATATGGTCGGACAGGACTACAATGTCGGACCACTTCGTGCCCGTCTTCGCCTTGTAGACGAAGGCGTCGTCGCTGCACTTGATCATCTCAAGATAGCCAGTGTCACAGAGGCCCTGGACAAGGTCACGGAATGCGTCGTAGTTGCCCTTGACGTCCTCTTCGACTGCGTCATAGAGAAATTCGAGCGATTCGGCGATGAGCGGGGATTGATTCGACGCGGCCTGGTCCATTCGATATAATTAATGATGTCGAATAGCCTTTAGGCCGGCAGCGGCGTCTCGAAAATCTCCTGGAGTTCCGTGATATTTTTCAGAGAAAGCCCGTGCTGCGTAGATAATACGGGCATAGGGTTCACGTCAGGAATCACGACCACCTTTTCCAGGGTCTTATTCGGCAAGACGGCCTTGAGTATATTCAGGGTCCATCGCGTAAACCAATTTGGCCTGATCACGAGTATTGACTGCAGGACATCTCCATGCTCGTCCTCCAGAATCTTACTAAGGCCGAGAGTGAAATTGATCGGCGCGTAGTGCTGCATTTCCATCTCGCCGCAATCGAATATCCAGATCCACGGCTTATTTCTAGCGACCAGAAGGTGTTTACGGAAGAATTCGAGTTTCTCAGGGTGATCACGGTCTAGAGCCCTCGCTGGGGCAGTGTAGAATACCTTGATGTCATTCACGGGACTCAGGGCGGAAAAACTGTGGGAATTCGGATCTTTCACGCACAATTCGCAGGCCATGGTTGCGTATAATTATCTGTTTATAAAAGCCATTTAGACGAGCCGAGCAATCTAAACCGCCCCTATGTATTATACATATGACGACGCCTGTAGTTGAACTTGAGAAACTGCTGATTCTATCGGACAATTATACCTTATACAAAATGTGCGCGATTATCAATGCCGTCGACTATCTGGCGAGAGGTAGATTCGTGGGTGCAGCCATGATGGCCAGGGATAGTCCCGCTGACGTATGGTATTGTAATGATAAACCCGGTATATCGGATATTGTCAGACCCATTTTAGATGCATTTTCGGAGCCATCTGATAACCCTGTGAATGAAGCGAAATTTTTCAAAATATTTATGCCGACGGAAGAGCAGCGTCGCCTACTAGACGCCCTATTCACGTGCGGGTCTTGCCACTTTTATGAAGCGTGGCCATGCATTGGCCGTCCGAGAAGGCTCATCTGGGAGTGGCTAGTCAAGGTGAGCGATCTGAATCTGAGGACAAAGGCGGGGAGAGAGGAAAAGGAGCGGAGGACGGTGCAATTGCAGGAGGAGGGTAAGGCCCTGCTGAACCAGATCAAGGTCACCTTTACTGCAGATTTCGCGAACTTGTTAATAAATCAGGAGAAGCAGCAGCGCAGTGAGTATGATCGACTGATTCCGACGGGCAAGAAGAATGCGAGGACTATTTCTTCTGATGAATACGGGTCCATTCTCAGACGAATGGATCGCGGCGGGTTTTATAGGCAGGAGCCTGCTATGCTGAAAGTCTGGAAAACGCCATCAGATGTGCAGCACCATGTGGTTATCGAAGAGGAGATGAAAAATTGAGGCAATCTACAGATTGTATCAGATTATATAGGGTCATGGCAGATAAAAATCCGCATTCTGACTACATAGAAAAGCGAATCACTATGCTAAAAAAGTCTAAAAAGTGGGCCACGAAGATAACAGATACGAGCCACGAGGATTTTATAAGAGATTTCGCGTCAAACGTGTTTACGAATTTCGTAAGGAATACATTTACAGCGGCATATCTGAAAAAACACCCCTGCTCGGATTGTAAGGCTGAGAGCAAGGAGCGCTGTCACGGAATCGGCGAAGACCGTCCTCTGCTGATAAAGCGTGCACTCGAGAAGATCTATCCGGATACGACAAAAACTGTCACGCTGAAGGAGATCTTGGCGCAGTTCTTGGAGGAGCACAAGACTACAAAATTCACATTCAAGTGCACCAGTTGTCATCGCAAAGAGTCCAAGTCTTAGGCACTAATCAGGTATGGCGGCGGATTGAAGGCGAGATCTGGCTCTTCCTCCATCTTCTCAATCCACACTTCGGACAGATCGACACCTGCATCCTTCAAGGCTTTAGTGACCTCCTTCTTCTTCTGTATAATGAGAATGAGTGCATCATCCACACTGACGAAGGTGTCCCAGAGTCTGGCAACGGCATCTACAGTGAGCCCGAGGATGCACAGATTCTTGTCAATCCAGGAAATTGTGAGACCGGTCTTGCCGATTACCGCCTCGAGGTCTTTTACTAAAGATTCCTCTGGCACGGAGAACATCTTGCAGGCGGTCTGATAGGAAACGGGGTAGCCGACGTAGAGCATATTGGTTTAGTCTGCTTACTGGTAGGGTGTTGGTAGAGTTCAATTTTTATTTTTTATAGAATTACCGTGGACTAAAAGGGGGTTGTTCAAATGTATTTTTGGCAGGGCGTTTTGGAGGAGGTGGCTTTTTTTTCTGGTGATTTGCGTTGGCTATGGCTAATTCTTGCAAATTCCTTGCATATTGTCGACGGGCTTCTATGAGCGCCGGATTCGTTGGGCCGTGCCATTGATATCGGGGATCTGGGAGCGTTTGACCGGGCCATTGATAACGCGGTGTTTCTTCGGGGATACGCAGATCCATTGTTGAGACTTGTGTTGTGTGTGAAGTTGCTGATAGGATATTGTATGGGCTCAATTTTTACTTTTTATAATAAAAATTTAAAATAATTATTTATATAATAATAATATAAAATGACACGCAGTTATCACTATGTTCGCTATCCCGGTGGATGGTATAATACATTTCTTGAAAAGGCACATCCAAATGCTATTAAAGAAGTCATCCAGACGGATAAAACCTATTGCTTTCCTAAACGTTCCTCTAGGTTTAACCGAAGAGGAAAACAACTTGTAAGCCACTGTCCAGTATGTGAAAAATGCTATGAATGTGAAAAAGTGGTAACCAAAAAGGGTGAACCAAAGCCTGGAAATGAAAGAAAGACGACGAACCGGTGCAATCGTTACACAGTGCTTGATAGTCATGATATTTACGATGGTGACGATTGAATAATTTGATTTGGCACTAGTGATAGCATCGACCTCAAAGTAATGAGCGTGCCCAGATATTGAACCGTGCCACACAAGTCTTATCTTCACCCGTGACGAATGTGGGTGCATACTGGCACTGAAATCCCTTCCACATATTGTTAGGCCCAGTGATACCAGCGGGTCCCCCGACAAGAATCCGAATGTCATCATATGAGATTGGATTCTTGAGAATACGGAGGTTATCGATATTTATCTCATACTTATTGCACGCCGCAAACTCCTTCGAATAGATGTCCTGATCCAGAAGATGGTGTTCGCGACAGGGGCTCTTCGTGGTATCCCAGTTTGCTAAAGTGCAGACACCCCAGACAACGCGCTCGTCTAGACTCGACAGGATTATGATCGTGCCGGATTCTAAATTACAGCGATCCTTCTTTCCGAGTTTGCCTTTGGTGCTTGCCATAAACTCCTCACGGCTCTTCTTCGAGAAATAGGATACTGCGACGGCCATGTGATAACGTTGGTTGGTATGCAACTTAAACGGCGTGGCTAGTTCAATTTTTTCATGAACACCGACCACCCATTTCTATCCGTCACACTTTCCTCGACCAATTCCCACTCCGAACTCTCCAAGAGTTCCTTGCGCACCTTTTCATTCTTGAGAACTGCGGTGTCATCCAAGAACACATATTTCAAATTCTCTTTCGGTGTAAAAAGCCAGTCGACGTAGCCCGTATATTCTCCACCGTCTAATACAACCGCCTCGGGCTTGAAGGGCAAAACAATCGGATCTAATATTGCCGCATTCCAGAGGACCATATCTGTTTGATAATATAGGCGGTAATGTGTGTCCTCAGGTATCGACTCTTTCTTGGGAAGTAGAATGTGCTCATAAGCGGTCTTATCTCCCAAGGTGCCCTTCAAGAATGTGACAGAAGAAACGGCTGGATGGTCTTTCAGGTTTTCAGATGCCACATTATACATGAATGGGTGCAGTTCGACACTCGCACACTTCTTTACATGCGCTAGACTAGATGCTTGGAACCCATCTAGTATGCAGGTAGTCGTGCCACGGCCATTCCAAGTGCCAATATCCAACCAAGCCTTCGGACCATCGGGATCGGAAGCAAGTCTAAAGATGTGCTTACCCATTTGGCTATCTTTCGTAATCTGACCATTTGCCTGCGAGTATAGTGATCTAAACTGCTGCTCATTGATATATACGCCATACTCATTATAAATGGAATATGGCATATATCCCTCCATATAGTGCAAACACCCGTCACTGTTCAGATGTGCAAAAGATGGTTGAAAGATTTCCTGCATCTATGGTATTATATGACATGATTGTCTTTATACTCTATTTTCCCTGATTTCTAGTTATTCCCATTTTTACTTATCAAAACCCCATTAGCCACTATAATCAGGATAGATCCAGCCAAAGCCATCCAAGACGGCTTCTCCCCCTGAAACAAGTAGCCAAATGTGTAGGCCGCGACGATACCAATGAGGCTCAGCATGCTGAACACCAGTGTGGACACGAGAGGAATCGCAGAAAAGCGCATCAGATAGCCGCCGAAGCCGACCAGGCCATTGAATAGAAGCATGGGCAACCAGGTCTTCCAGGACAAGTCCAGGGTAGGCATTTGCGCAGAAATCGGTGTAGACAGGCCAGATCCCATCAAAGCCATTAAAATCCACGCGAATGAGCCGCCATACAATTCGAACATCCGTTTCAAGGTCCCCTCCTGTTCATTCTTCCCCAGAATCTTGAAATAGAAATAAATGGCTGATTCTGTGAGGCCTGAGAGGACCGCGCATAATAGGGCAAGTGGGTGCTTCGTATCCAAAATGGAGCCCACATCAGGCTGTGCGATCATCACCATGCCGGCTAGAGCCATGCCGACCCAGAAAAGTGAATCGGCGGCGATCTTTTCGCCGAGAAAGATCCAGGCACCGAGTAAATTCCAGATTGGATAGGCGTAAAAAATGGCCATGGCATTGCCTGCGGGTAGATCCTTGAATGCCTTGTAACTTGTGCCCACGTGCAAGAGATTCAGGAGACCGGCACCGGCCATTTGCGTCGGTATAATCTTGGTAAACTGGTCGGGCTCCTTGATCATCACGGCCAAGAAACTCATCAGACTGTAGACACCCATTCGCGACACAACCTGTGTCCACAGATTCGTTGGAACGGATTTAATCAAAATAGGGTATGCTGATAGTGTTATTTCGCTTCCTAAGACCAAGGCTTCTGCGAACATTGATGAAGCACCTATATTCGCGGTATAGTATTTTTAGAAGCACCAGAAGCCACTGCTCTTCTTTAGACCGCTGGGCATTTGAAACGGGCACTTTGCGGGGCGTTGCCCCGCAATTTGTGCCTTCAAATGCCCAGCGGTCTAAGCACTCCACGGTACTTGTTAACCTAAACGCTAAACCTTTAGGACTTCGGCACTTAGCGGTACTCCACAGTAGAATACTGACTAAGCGGCTCACGTATTTTTTTGATTATGTGTAATAGGCGCAATAGGCGCACCAGGGGCAACCATATCCACAAATAGACGAGATATACCCATCAAAACCATCGACGAGTAAGAAACCTGTGTATGACTTATGATGTGAACACCCGTCTGGCATACCGGGCTGCCAGTGGTAATCAAACCAGTAACATATCCCATCCAGCCATCTGGCACACATGCGTAACTGTATGCCTTAGTGGCCGCATAGTGCACTGTATAAGAAAGCAAGATTGATGCTGTAGATTTGAGGATGGCCTCCATACATTACTGTATCGGGGTCAGTCGTTCAATTTTTACACCTAAATATTGATAGCAATCTTATATAGTTTCATGGTCGAATATTACGAAATCATCGACGGCGGCGAGAATAACGTCTATCATTTTATGTTTTATATGATTTCCAATTTCTTGATTTCGAATATAAATGAGAAAATCGTATATTACTATCCGAATAAGGCGAATTCGAAAGTATCGGAGGGCTTTCTTGCGCTACTGGAAACCAATTTCGAGAGACATTTGATAAAGGATCCGACCATTCACTATAAACCATTTATGGGCACAATACCTATTTTCCACGATATCGCGCTACCACAAAGTTATTTGCTAATACGCCATTTATTCAAGACGCATATGAGCCCAGATATAATTCCTGGCAAAAAAACATATATTCAACGCAAACAAACGGTCACGAAAACGCGCACCTTCGTAAATGAGACCCAGGTTCAATCTGCTCTAGAGGGCCTCGGATATACAACTGTCTGTTTAGAGGAATTATCAATTCTAGAGCAGATTAAACTAGTATCCGAATCAGAATTCATTATCGCCGCACACGGTGCTGCACTCGCTTTCACGGTGTTCTGTAATCAGAAGGCAAAGGTTGTCGAGATATATGACAAGTTTAATACAGAAAAAAAGCACTTCTATCATATCGCCCACGTATTGAAGCACGCATTTTTTCGATTTCAGAGCGTCTTAGAAATAGACAGGGTCAATGAAACCATGTTTGTAGATACAAGTAAATTAATGGAGTTTCTGACGGAGTGGCATATCAATGGCCTGTTCTGATTAACAAAATATTCATGCTTGGGAAGCGTGGATATTTTATTGTGTTTGTGTTAGTAAATTGACTACTCTACTTCATCTCACGCTTGCGTCTAGATGCCTCCTTCATGGCCGCACCGAGTTTCGCGTTCTTGTCCTTCTTCTTCATTTCAGTATAGATCTTCTTCACGAATGCCGTCCAAGGAGTGCCCTTGGCCTTACGTGTGCTGGACTTCTTCATACGCATGCGACGAGTCTTGGCCATTTTCTA